GTAGCGTCTGAAGATTTGCCGTTGTACCAATCTACAAGATTGGAAGCAGCATTTGAAATGCTTGACCCTATAGCGTGCACAGTTTCTTCAGGATTCATAATTGCGTCAACAACAGCTGTTGAGGCGGATTGTAGTTTTTCTACCGCTTTGTCTTTTATTTCCGCTATAACATCTTCAGGGTTTTTTTCTCCTGTAACGATTTCCCAAAGTTTTTCAGCTAAATACTCTCCAGCTTCTGCGCCAGCAACAGCTCCAGCAACAGCTCCTATAATCGTTCCGAAGATTGGAATGATAGAACCAACAAACGCGCCCATCGCTGCGCCTATTTCTCCGCCCATGAAAGCGCCAACGCTCTTAACAAATTTTTTCTTGACCTCGTCCCAAGAAGGAGATCCTGTGACACTAGCTTGAACTAAAGCAATCATGGGATCCGCGAACATTAGGATTGGCCCAGCAAATTTAACTAGAACTCCTCCGGCTGTGGCTGCGCCTTTGAAAACATTTAAAAAGGATAACAGCTTAGAAGCTTTTGTGCTCATTTTAGCCGCTGCTTTACCTGTTTTACCAACTTCTCCTGCGGCCTTTGCTTCCCCCTTAGCAGCCTCTGCTGCTGTTCCTTCAGCCTTTGCTGCGCCTTCTGCGCCTTCTGCGGCAGCGGCACCTTCTGCAGCTTTTTCTCCCAACCCTAAAAAGTTTTTCACCGAGTTAACAACACCTTTTATCATATTTTTCGCTTCAGCGACAGCGTTTTTTACGCCGGATTTTATATTATCCCAGATAGTGCCTATTTTATTTGAAATTTTTTCAATAACTTTTCCAACAGCTCCTTTAATGTCTTCCCAAACCGTGCCTATTCTTTTAACGAACGCAGATATTGAAGCACCGATCGTATCCAATGACTCTCTAAATTTAACAATCAGCGCGAGTCCAAGCGGAATAAGCATGGTTAAAAATGTTTTTAAAGCATCTGGAGTTTTAGCATCGACTTTTTCAACTTCCGGAACACCCGTTATTTGCTCTTTTTCTTTTTCAGCGTCAGCTATCACTTGCTGATCAAACATTTTCCTTTCTAGATCAAGCTGCTGTTGAGCGACTTGTTTGAGTTCAGAAAGCGTAGTTCCTATGCTGGTTACTTTAGCATCAATGACGTCAAGCTTTTTTATTACAGCGGTGTAAATGCTTTCCTTCAGCGTCGACTCGACAACGTCTTTGGTCACGCCTTTGCTTTGTCCGTTTTTAGCGAACCAGAAACCTTTTTGTTGAATGCCTTCGCTTTTCAAAATAGCGAGTTCTATCGGGTTATACCCTTTTCGTTCAGATTTCAATTTATCTGTGGTTTCGCCTAAACCAGTTCCGCTGACGTCCTCCATTTGCTATTCCTTCTTACTTTCTATGTAGCTATTGAGCATTGAAATGTATATATCTCTCTCGAAAGGCATTAGATTCTCTAGGTCGCTTATCGAGTATTGATAGTGTTGTGCCATAGTGAAAATAGAAGCGTAGTAGTTTGTCAGCGTATTATGATTTAGGCAAAGGAAAAAAAATCGTCTAACGAGGTCAACTCAATTTGTCTAGGCGTGCCCATAGAATTTGTATACTCTATCTTGTGATACACCTTTGGCATTGTTGAAAAAAACTTCTGTATTTCTTCGAATGCCTTCACGTTTAATGAGTCTATGAATTCTTCCACTTCCTTTGGGTCTGTTTCCTTTACAATATAGACCTCTTCAGAATCGTAGATCTTTTCCATGCACTCTTTTATCAAAACGTTACTAACTTCAGTTTCGCTTAGTTTGTCCAACTCCATGTTTGTAATCATAGCTGCAGTGGGAAATTTCATTATCACGCCCACACCTTCAGCCACTTGTATTTTGTTTTTATTGTTTGGGTCAAAGACGACTTCAATATCATCCAATGCGACTTTGAACTCGTAGTTCTTTTTATCTTGGTTATCGATGTATTTAAGGGTGACAACATTATCCACAGATTTAGACCGTATTTTAATGAAAAGATATTCTAGATCGAAAACAGTCAAATTCTCGATGTCTATATCTTTTCCGTCATGAGTCGTTGTGCAGTTGTTGATCACTTGCTTCAACGCATTGACCATTTCTGATTTGGCGTTACCTGATTGCGCCATCAAAAGAATCTTTTCTTCTTTAACAAGAAACGGTCGGTATTTTACAGGTTGTTTATTTGACGGAATGACAGCGTCAAACAATGGCACAGTTAGCTTTGGCAAAGGCATGTTATATCTCCATTAATATATTTGATTGTATAGTCCCCCAATCGAATGTAGGGTTCTGTTGTTAACGACGTTGATTATTTTTCCTACTTCAGACGGCACGTTTAAAGCCGAAAACGTGTACGACGCTAATCGCAAGGCGAGTTGTTTTGGCGACACAGAAAGCAAGTTGTCGAGTCTTTGAAATAAGTTCAGCGTTCCGTCATAAGTTTGCATACTGTAATCAGTGTATGAAAACGTTAAAGGAAGCCTCATAAGCTGATCGTTGTTACCCCAGCCCATCTGAATCGACCCTATCTGTTTTGCAAAACAGTCTCTAAAGGCGTATTGCATAATTACATCGGCTTGTTCGTTATATATGTAAACGTCAAGTTGAAACTTGTAGTCGTCTTTATAAGCCACTTCGTAAGGTTGACCGCCATACAATGTTCCGGCGTCGTTGATATTGTTATATCCCATAAAATTAGTTACTTCTGTCATGGAACCTAAAGCTGCGGTCAAAGCGTTCGTTCCGGAAGCGTCAATCATGAAATCCATAGACAATGGTGTAAACACAGGACGAAAAACATATTGCTGAGCTGGCCCATAACCATATCGATTGATTGTCATGGTTTCTAAATCAACCGCTGGCAAGGAAACGCTGTCTGTATAAAAAAACAAACTGCCTCGATTGAACCATTTTGAAGCTTGAAAATTAACAAGATATAGATTGGATTTTACCAATCCATTTTGTAAAACATTAGCCTTAAATTCGTTGATGTCAAATGGCATTAGATTCTACCTTTGTTAACCATTCTTGTTGAATCTTTCCACACCTGAACAGACGTCGCTTTTTGGAATCTCTGTACAGGTAAAAACAACGCAATATCCCATTCCACGGGAGAAATGGCTATAAATTTAGACCTCACGTGATCTGTAAGATACCGCTTTACGCAAGGCGCAATATACTTATTCGTTATAGATCTACTCAATATGTTGTATGTTATGTTCAACTTGGTCTTTTCGTCTAGCTTGGTATCTGTAACGTAAGTGTAAAGCAAGTCCATAAGCTTGGCTCTTAGCACATAAGGAAGATAGTGAAGATTCAACCCAAGGAATCCGTCTGGAAGCTTCTTGAAAGGAAAGATCAAAGGAAATGTGTCATAATACGGCAGGTCTTTTTTAGTCTTTGGGTCGTATGAAAACAAATACATGCTACCCACTTGAATTGTGTTTGTAAACGCAGCTCTTTGTTGCAACAACTTGTTTTCAGTTATGCTACGTGAGCTCTTAGCTGTTTCTCTAAACCAATCTCTAGCAACTTGCGTTCTACCAGGAATTTGGTTATTTCTGACGCCATCAGCTAAGATTTTATCGAAGAGTTGTATTGCCATTTATTTACCGTAGATCTCTTTTTCTGTTAGTATTTGAAACCTGTATCCGCGATCTTTACAGTAATCGTCCGCAGCTTTCCATTTCGCTTGGTTGATAGCGTAGGTTAACACTTCGTTGACAAACGCTTTATTTTTCTGTTTAGGAGCTTTTGGCTGTTGAGTTTGTTGATACGGTTTGACTTCAATTACGATGGTTTGATTCTTTTTGTTTTTTACAATAAAGTCTGGAAAGTATCTATGGATTTTGTTATCCGCCGGAGACCTATAAGGTACAATCAATTCTTCACTCCCCCAACCTACAATATCATCGTTTTTGTCGAAGTATATCATGAGGTCTAATTCCCACTTAGATCTGTAAATGATGTTGGTTGGGTTGCCTAAGTATTTACTAGGATTTTTCGGTTGAAATTTACCTTTCATATGCTGTATAAATAAGAATAATACCATTATTTATAAGGGATATCATGCCACTCCCATCTCCTTCAAATTATGTTTCTCAGCAGAATCAAACGGTTGCCGGACAGCTTCAATCCAGTTTGGTTTCTGCAGGACAATCTACGGTCAATTTTATAGCTAACGAATTAACTGCGGCGGGACACGCTGTTTCTTCCGTCGGCAATTTCGTTTCGTCTTCTCTTGACACTTTGCTTAGCGGATCAGAAGTAGCTTCGTTTTTCGGTTCTGGGTCTCCGCAAAGAATATCGCAAGAAGCCTTATACACAAGATTCGGCATGAATCAAAATGTAAATCCCAACGATAAAATTGATACGAGTCAAGGTCACACAACCGCAAAAATCAATTTGAGTTATCCTTTAGATCAAGCTCCGTATTACATGAAATTGCAGTTTTTTAAATATGTTAGAATCAATCCTTTGGAAAAAACAACAATGGAACCAATTGGCATAGTAAATTTGCCTTTGCCAGACGCGTCGGGATTTATGGATTCAACCAACGCTAATTGGGATCAAACTAAAGGTGGTATAGTTGGCAACGTGTTAGATCAGATGAAAAACATGAGCGACCTTTTAAGCAATCCAAAGGGGATAGTCGGAGACGCGTTGTACGGGGCGGTGGAAACTTTAATCAAAAATGCGAGCGCAGAAGCCGGAAACGTTCTTTCTACCGTATCAGGTATAGCTTCAAACCCAAGTCTCGCTATGGTATTCAATGGAGTTAATTTTAGAAGTTTCACTTTAAACTGGACGTTTGTTCCTCAAAACGCAGCAGAATCAGAAATGATAAAACGGATCGTTAATTACATAAAGCTAAGCCATCTGCCGACGTTTGCCGGAGATAAAACCAGTTACTACTTCAATTACCCGAGCGTAGTTCAACCTTCTTTTGTAGGCATAATTGACCCGGATTATATAACCAAATTTAAAAAATGCGTTATTAAAAGCGTGAACGTAAATTATGCTCCTCATAGTCATCCTTCTTTTTACAAAACGTCTCAAGCGCCGACTGCGATTCAATTATCTATTGGCCTAGACGAAATGGAATACGTTATGTCGAGCGATTATGGCGGTTCTTTCCGAGGAGATCCTCCGATCGAGGCGCTGAAAAAAGGCGCTGAACAAGCGTTTTCAAAATGACACAGTTTTTTAATAAATTTCCGGCGGTATATTACGCTAATTCCATAGCAAAAAATTTGCTATCTAGAGTTAACATGTCTAAGCTTGCTTTTACCGATAAGCAGGCTTTTTACGCTTACGTAACAAAAGACGGCCAAAGACCTGATCATATATCATATGATTACTACGACGATCCTGATTACGTTTGGTTGTTGGCGTTGGCAAATCAAGTCATAGACCCGTATTACGAATTTTCTGTGAAAGACGACGACATAGACTCTTTGATAATTAAAAAATATGGAAGCCTGTCTATTGCTCAGAATACGCTGTTGTTTTTCGAGAACAACTATGTAAACGACGATTCCAATATAACGGTCTCGAATTACAATAGCCTTTCTACAAGCTTACAAAAGTACTGGGCACCTCAGCTCGGATATAATAACCAGATAATAGGGTATGTACGTAAACAAGAAAATTGGGCGGTCTCAACTAATCAATCCAATCAATTGATATTAGCGAGCGTGACTGGAACATTCCTACCGGAAGAAAGAATCATTCAAAACGGGGAAGTTATTGGCACATGCGATTCTTTCTACGGAACTTCCATGACAATAAAACATGTGACCAACGCTCTTGTTGCTTCTTTGATAATGCTGACAGAAGACGGATTGATATTGACCTCTGAAGATAACCTAAGCTTGATAGAAGAAAGCGAAGTCGTAATAGGCGAGCTTTCCGGCGCAAAAGGTTACATAATAGGCAACGCTGTCGCAACAACAAACATCCCCCTTAATGAACTTGGGTATTGGTACGCAGTAAGCGCATACGAATATGAACACAGAATAAACCATGATAAAAGACATGTTAACATGTTAGACAACAGATATTCTGCTTCTGCAGCCAAACAACTTAAAAATTTGTTGAGTCAATGAGTCAGTCGTATACTAGACCAGACGCGGTTGAGGTTATATCGTTAACGTTGACAGCTCCAGCGGTTAAAAAACCTGTCGATATATCCAGTTACGTCGTCGGTATTAGTATATACGAAGACGTGATGTTTCCTGTTATTAGAGCTGAATTTTTTGTAATCGACGGTTTAGATTTGCTTAACGGATTTCCTATCATAGGCGAAGAGCTTATAGAAATTGAATTTGCCAACGCGGGAGGCGATTCTAACTCTTATAAATTCAAAGTCAAATCGATCGAGAACGTAGTTATAACACCTCAAGGAAAATCCAAAACTTACACCATCCGCGCCGTAAGTGAAGAAATGTTTACAAATAACACGAAATATGTGACTAAAAAGTACTCTACAGATTCCTGGCAAATAATCAACGATATCATGATCAACGAAATGAAAACTCAAAAAAAGATTGTTACATCGGATTTTACAAAAGGTGTACAAGACATATTGATCAGCCGCTTGCGCCCATTTCAAGCTATTGACATGATCCGTAGAAGATCGGTTTCTCAAGATTATCACTCGTCGTCTTATGTGTTTTTTGAGAACAAAAGAGGCTTCAATTTTACGTCGTTAGAATATCTTTTGAAAAATCAAACCGGAAATATCAAAGACAAAGAATTTTTTTACGACCCTGCTGTTAACAGCGACTCTAAAAACATAACTGCTAGAAGTATAATGGTTTTGAAAAATGTTTCTCAATTCAACAACACTAAAAAAATGATTTACGGGTCATTGAACAACGTAGTGAAAAAATTTGATTTGTTGACTGGAGAAACTACCGAAACGAATTACGTTAACGCTGAACAACAACACAAGTTTAAATACGCTTCAGACAACCCCAAACCGCTTAATTCAAGCAATTTTGAAGAACAATACGGTAAAGAATCGGCAACTTCTTTGCTTGTGCCGTATTCAAGTCACTTGCCAGAAACCCATATCGCTGAATCTATCGGGGCGAAACACTCTTTCGTAACCAAGTTGGGTCAAAACATTTATCATGCTCATGTTAACGGCGACACGGCTTTAACTGCCGGGGACGTTATTACGATTAACATACCAAGAGCTGCTGCAGAGCAACCTAAAGAAAATAGGATGCTATCCGGCAATTATTTGATATCGAAAATAAGGCATTCATTGATAACAACGTCCACGTCTCAAAACACATATCAATGTACTATGGAGTTGATCAAAGGTTATTATGAGGACAACGCATGACATCTAAAAAAATGGGTGAAGAGGGGCTACGTTGGTTCGTCGCTATTGTTGCTGATATCGACGACCCGGAAAAACTTGGCAGAGTTAAAATTAGAGTAGTCAACGAACATGACAATCCTATGAAGGCTATAGCTACAGAGGACCTTCCTTGGGCCACTCCTATACTTCCTCCTACGTCCGCAGGGTTTCAACAGGTAGGTAGGTCACCGACCGGATTGTTAGTTGGCTCGCATGTGTTCGGGTTCTATCTAGATGGACAAGAAAAGTCCTTGCCGCTTATCTGGGGATCGTACGCCAAACTCCCAGGCAAAGATCAAAAAAGAAACGACGTTCCCGGTCTTGCTCGAGGAATAAATACAATAACGAAGAACGTTGTTGGCCCTGAACCTCAGACTGCTTACGAAGCTCAATACCCGTACAACCATGTTTGGCAAACCAAAGCAGGTCATGTTATAGAGGTTGATGACACGCCGAATCATGAACGAGTTCACATTTACCATAAATCAGGTTCGTATTCTGAAATTAACAGCGCTGGTCGCAGAGTTACCAAGATTGTTGATGATGACTTCGAAATTGTTGTTAAAAACAAAACAGTATACGTCGGCGGCGATGTTTCAATTTCTGTGATGGGAAGTGCTTCTATTTCCGCAGTAAATGATATATCTTTAATTTCTGGAAAAAACATCAATATGACAGCAGGGAGTAGCATCGCTTTAACTTCTCCTGGCGGCGTAACGATCACGAATGGGTCGCTTACGGTAAATAACAACGTAAGTAGCGCAGCCGGAGCTACCGGAACTTTTAGCACACCGTCGGGACAAACTGTTCACGTACAAAATGGTGTCATAACTAACATATATTGATAAGGAGTTGAAATGAGTAATCCACAAGGTTCTACGCCTATAAACGTTGAGTATATTGACAACATAATAAATCAACTCAACGCTATAGAATTTTCTAATTGTCCTCAAATAACTCTGTTGATACAAGAAGATATTCCTCTTATTTCAGATTTAATTAAAGGAATAGGCGATCAAATGTCTAACTTAAGCGGATTGGTTTCGTTGTTAAAATTACCTTTTCCAGATCCGGGGTCGATTGTTAGTTGGTTAGGCGACTTAGTCACGGGACTGATCGGCCCTCAATTAAAAGCGTTGATAACGTATTCTATACAATTAGCTACTTTGGCGGCAAAGCTGACTCAAGTTATTGCAGCAATAACCGGTCTTTTACCAAAAGTCGCTCATTGTTTTCTTGATTCTCCTCTTCAACTACTGAACAATATTCAAAATGAAGTTAACAATTCTTTAAACGTTTCTTTAGGTCAAATATCAAAATTACAGACTTCTTTGAATAAGATAAATCCAACGAAATTCCCTTTATCAAATATGTTAGATACATCAAACGTTCAAAATTTTTTAGCGAGTTCTGATAAAAATTCTTCAACCCTTATCGCTTCATTAACAACTGCATAAATAACAAATGGCACAATCATTTACACAAGATAAATTTACAGCAGTCACGGCGCAATCGCAAATATACAGCGACTTGTTCACGAATTTTGACGTTCATCCGGACAATCATGATCTTGTAATTAAAAAGAATGAAAATGCTGTAAAAACGGCAATACGCAATCTTATACTGACCAACAAATACGAAAGACCGTTTGCTCCGAGATTAGGCGGCAACATACGTAACTTTTTGTTTGAGCCAATTACGCCTGCAACTCAACAAAATCTTAAAGACGAAATAACTTACATCATAACGAATTACGAACCTAGAGCAAATTTGATTGACGTAGTTGTCAGCCCACATGTGGACGAAAACGCATACGAAATAACAATTATTTTTTCCATAATAAATATCGGTACACCGGTCACTTTAAACACTTTCCTGTATAGGATCAGATAATGGCAAATACCAGCATAAATCTAACAAGCCTAGACTTTGCCGATTACAAAAATTCGTTAAAGACTTATCTGCAGTCTCAGTCGACTTTCAAAGACTACAACTTTGATGCTAGTAACATAAGCGTTATTCTAGATCTGCTTTCATATAACACCTACATGAATGCATTCTACATGAACATGATAGGGTCAGAAATGTTCTTAGACACCGCTGTTCTAAGGGACTCTGTTGTACTAAAAGCCAAGGAATTAAATTACGTTCCGCGCTCTTTCAAATCCGCTTCTGCTGTAATCAATCTTGTTATAGGCAGCTTGGCTACAGATCTTTCGTTGATAACAATACCAAAAGGCGTGCCTTTTACAGGCAAAAGCGGGTCAAACAATTACACCTTCACAACTGACAGCAATTTGCTTGTTACAGGATCAGGCGGCGTCTTCTATGCTAATAACGTAACTATTAAAGAAGGAACATTTTTGACTGAAAGCTTTGCGGTTCAGCCTGCAGTAAATACAGATAGACAAAGATTCTTGATAAGCAATCCAACCATAGACACATCTTCTTTAACAGTTTCTGTTGTTGAGGACAATGGCGCGACTATTATACCTTACGTCATTTCAAGCTCAGTCCTAGACGTAACAGAAGCTTCTGCTGTGTTCTATCTACAGGGCGCAGATAATTCGAAGTACGAAATAATCTTTGGTGACGACATTGTTGGGCGTAAACCTGCCGACAACGCGGTTGTGATTGCCACATATCGTGCTACCAACGGCCAGCTTCCTAATGGAATAACGACGTTCTCTATAAATGGAACGATTTCAGGATCGTCTAATGTAAAGGTAACGACTGTTACTGGTTCTAGCGGCGGCGACGTCGGAGAAGACATAGAAAGCATTCGTAAAAATGCGCCCAAGTTTTACGCCACTCAAAACAGAGCGATAACAACAAAAGATTACGAAGCATTGTTGACAGCGACTTTTTCAGAAATAGAAGCAATATCCGTTTATGGCGGGGAAGAAACCAATCCTCCTGAATATGGAAAAGTGTTTTTATCACTTAAATTATATGGATTCGATTTCGTTCCTGATTCAAAAGTGACTGAATACTCAGACTTTTTAACAGGTAGAGCGCCTTTAACCATTATACCTGTTTTTATAGAACCGCAATACCTTTATGCCAGCTTGAAGAGTACAGTCAAATACAATATAAATGTAACTCCAGCCACAACAACAGATATTGCTTCTTATGTTACTTCGG